GTTCTCGCTTGAAGGGAACAAGAACCTCGAAGCCATCTATCGCAGCGTCTGGCCCGAGCTCGTAAGGCTCGAACCGATCGAGGGTGACTGCGAGCTACAGCGCAAGGGAGTCGATGTCATCCTTCACCTGGAGTCCGGAAAGAAGATCTATATCGACGAGAAGAAGCGCGGGAAGGGTTACGACGATATCTGCCTGGAAGTCTGCAGCGTTGGGAAGCCGCTCAGAGGCTATATCAAGCACCAAGAAGGGAGCTTCGAGTATCAGAAGGTCGGCTGGGCGATGGACACATCCAAGGTCTGCGACTTCGTCCTCTACTACTTTGAGGACAGGCCAGAAATCTATCTGTTGCCCTTCGAGCTCATGCGCATGGCACTCGCTGAGAACTTCGAGGACTGGGCGTATCACCCCGACTGTTCTTGGCCCATTGATGCGTTCAACCACGGCTACGTCACCCGCAACATCTGCGTTCCGTGGCCGCTTTTTAAAGAGGGAATCACGAATCAAATGTTCAGGAGTTTTGGGTGAGGCGAAAGTTCGTCTCACCATTTTCTAACCACATCGAAAGGAGAAACCGATGGTAATGATGAATCGAATCCACAGGGGGCCAGTCTTGGCACCACGCCGGGTAACACTTATGGGTCAACACGGCATTGGCAAATCTTCCTGGGCTGCTCAGGCGGCGAAGGCTATCTTCATTCAGACGGAAGACGGCCTGGCCAACATCGACTGCGACAGCTTTCCGCTGGCGACCACGTTCGACGAAGTGATGCAGGCGCTGGCCGAACTCTACACCGAAGAGCATCCCTACCAGACCGTGGTCATTGATACCGTCGATTGGCTCGAAAGACTCATCTGGGAAGAGGTCTGCAAGAAGCATAACGTGGACAGCATCGAATCGATTGGCTACGCAAAGGGCTACTCGTTCGCGCTCGTCTACTGGCGTCAGGTGCTCGATGGCCTTGGCGCGCTGCGCAACGAGAAGGGCATGACCATCGTCTTGCTCGCGCACACGAAGGTCGAGCGCTACGAAAATCCAGAGACCGAGCCTTACGACCGCTTCGTGCCGAAGTTGCACAAGCTCGCCTCTGCGCTCCTTCAAGAGTGGTCCGACGAAGTTCTGTTTGCGACCTACAAGGTCTTTACCAAGCAGAGCGACGAAGGCTTCAGCCGCAAACGCACCCAGGGCATCGGCACCGGGGAGCGCGTCCTGCGCACTTCCGAACGCCCTGCCTTCATTGCCAAGAATCGGCTCAACCTGCCCGACGAGCTCCCGCTCGAATGGTCTGCCTACGCTCATTACTTCCAGGGCGCGGATGGCACGTCATGCCCTGAAGGCCCCCGCGGCGGACCCGGCCCGGCAGGCGATGAAACTTTCAATCCCGATCCCTCATTCTGAAAGGAGTCACACATGGCTGTTCTTGAAAACTTTGATGCAGATACCGTTGACGACGTCGTCGACTTCGAGCCGCTTCCCGCGGGCAAATACGTAGCGATTGTCGTGGAGTCGGAATTTAAACCGACCAAGGCCGGCGACGGCAGTTACCTGGAGCTGAAGTTCCAGGTGATTGAAGGCGAGCACCAGAACCGCTTCCTGTGGTCGCGCCTCAACCTGAAGAACCCGAGCGAGAAGGCGGTGAAGTTCGCCCGTGCGCAGCTTGGTCAGCTCTGCCGCGCGGTCGGCGTGCCCAGGCCTGCGGACACGCAGGAGCTTCATGATCTGCCGGTCGTACTGAAGGTGAAGTGCCGGCGGCGCGAGGACACCGGCGAGATCGCGAACGAGATCGCTGGCTTCGAGTCAAAGGACGCGCAGTCCAAACCGCAGCAATCGGCCAACGAGGATTTGCCGCCCTGGAAGCGGCAGCGGCAATAGTGGTCACAGCACCTCCAAGCACCAAGGTGTGCTGGGGGCGCCGCCGAATGCCCGGCGCGGTCAAGTGACCAGACCGCGCCAGCGAAAGCAAGGGACTACGCGGAAAGGGAGTCGGGTGAGGCAAACCGACTGGAGGTGCACTTCTCAAACATCAACCAACGAACGAAGCATGAAGATCGGAACTGAAATCGTGGACGCGGTCGAAAGCGCATTGGCTTCAGACGAAGCCCTCGGGCTCTGCTGCGACACCATCGAAGAGCGCGAGGCATTGACATCCATCGTGGTAGATCGCCTGTCGCAGTTGCCGGAGGAAGACTCGGAGTTCACCGAGCTCGAACTGCCGTATCCGCCATCGCTGAACCATTACTATCGTCGAGTCGGCCCGCGCACTCTAATCAGCAAAAAGGGCCGCGAATACCGCGAACGCATCAGCGGCTACCTGGCCGTTCAGGGAGTCGATCCGTTCCTCGGCCCGCTTCAACTTCAGATCGAGCTCTATCCTCCGGACAGGCGACTTCGCGACGTGGACAACACGCTGAAGGCCCTGCTGGACGCCCTGGAGAAGGGTGGCGCGTATCACAACGACGTTCAGATCGAACGGCTGGAAGTTGAAAAACGGAGACCGGTCGAAGGCGGTAGGGTGATCGCGCGGATTTCGTCCTGGGACAATGGAAGGAAGGACGGATGAAGCCGAGGCAGTACCAGACCGAGGCTGTGAATGCCGTCTACAGCCATCTGCAGACCCGCGACGATAATCCGTGCGTCGTGCTGCCAACCGGATCGGGGAAGACGATTGTCATATCTACGATCTGCAAGGACGCGGTTCTCAAATGGGGCGGCCGCGTCTTAATCCTCGCACACGTCAAGGAACTATTGGAACAGTCTGCCGACAAACTTCATGCACTTACACCAAAGCTCTTCCTGAATGTGGGCCTCTACTCCGCTGGACTCCGACGCCGCGACACCGAACAGGCGATCATCGTGGCCGGCATTCAGTCGGTCTACAAAAAGGCATGCGACCTCGGCCCGTTCGATTTAATCATCGTGGACGAAAGTCACTTGCTGCCGCCTGACGGCGAAGGCATGTATAGGTCGTTCCTGAAGGATGCGCGTACCATCAATCCCAACGTCCGTCTCATCGGTCTGACCGCCACGCCATACCGCATGAAGACCGGCGAGCTCTGCGGCCCGGACAATCTTCTGAATCACGTCTGCTACGAGATCGGCGTCAAAGAGCTCATCGTTCAGGGCTACCTCTGTCCGCTCATCAGCAAGGCCAGCAAGGCCAAGGTCGACACTTCAAATCTGCATGTTCGCGGTGGCGAGTTCATTCCAAAGGAAACGGAAGAGCTCATGGATACCGATGAGCTCGTGACCGCGGCATGCAAAGAGATCATTGAGCACACCAAGGATCGAAAGTCAGTTCTTATCTTTTCCAGCGGCGTGGCTCACGGACGCCACATTGCTCAGGTGTTGGCCAAGAAGTCTGGCGAGGAAGTCGGCACTGTCTTCGGTGACACCCTCGCCTTCGAGCGGGACGCCACCCTTGAAGACTTCAAGACCGGAAAGCTCAAAAACCTGGTCAACGTCAACGTGCTGACCACCGGCTTCGATGCACCCAACATCGACTGCGTGGTCATGGTGCGACCGACTATGTCCGCTGGACTTTATTATCAGATGGTGGGAAGGGGCTTCCGTCTACATGAAGACAAAACCGACTGCCTTGTCCTCGACTTCGCCGGCAACATCCTTCGACACGGCCCGGTCGATGCCATCAAGCTGCAGACGAACGAACAGGGCAACGGTGAAGCTCCGGCGAAAGAGTGCCCTGAGTGCCAATCGGTGATCGCCCTCGGTTACACCGTCTGCCCTGATTGCGGCTACGAGTTTCCTGAGCCGGAAAAGAAGAAACACGACGCGAAGGCGACCGACGCTCACGTCCTGTCCGGCAAGATTGCGACCACAGAGTACGACGTCATGGGCGTCGATTACTTCGTGCACTACAAGCGAGACGCACCCGAGGACGCCCCACGCACCATGCGCGTCGAATACCGCACCGGCCTCTGGCAGCATCAATCCGAATGGGTCTGCTTCGAGCACGACGGATATACACGCGAGAAGGCGGAGTCCTGGTGGCGCAAACGCTCGAACGCTCCGATGCCTGAGAACGTCGACGAAGCTGTAGCAATGGCCCAAAAGGGCGCGCTCTGCAAGACGAAGAGCATCAAGGTGCGCAGCGTCTCCGGTGAGCAATATGACAGCATCATCGGCTACCGCCTCGGCGAAAAGCCCGATTGGCACACGCCCTACGTCGATGAAGAAGAAGCCCACGAGGCGTTCTTCACCAATCAGTTTTACGACGACGAAGTCCCATTCTAGGAGCGCTGATGGGACAGACGTTAAAGGAAACCGCCCTCGAGTATCAGGCCGCAGGTCTTTGTGTCCTGCCGGCACATTCGAACAGGAAGTGTCCAGCCCTGAAAGGCTGGGGCACGTACAAGGATCGGCTGCCAACGAAGCACGAGGTCGACGCCTGGTTCAGCAACGGCGTCAAACGTCTGTGCGTTGTCCTGGGTGAAGTCTCTGGACATGCGGAGTGCCTCGACTTCGACTGCGAGGGCGAGAAGTACGAAGCCTGGCGTTCACTCCTGATAGTGCAAGGACACGCTGCACTTCTGAAAAAGCTGGTCATCGAAAAGACGCCGGGAAAGGGCTTCCACGAAATCCACCGTTGCGAATCACCGGTGAGCGGCAGTATGAAGCTGGCCACCAGAATGATCGTCGTCGCCTCAAATGAGGAGGTCTTTTATCGCGGCAAATACTACAGACCTCGGCAGGACGAAAACGGACAGTGGGCAATTTTCCCAACCCTCATCGAAACCAAAGGCGAGGCAGGCCTGATCCTCTGCGCGACTTCGCCCGGCTATGAGCTCATTCAAGGCAAGTTCACGGCCCTGCCCGTGTTAACAACCGAAGAACGTGAAACGCTTCTCGAAGCGGCCTGGTCGATGAATGAGCACTTTCCTCAAGTCGTTGACGGGCCAACATGCTCTGAGACAGGTGATCGGCCAGGGGACGATTTCAACCGACGTGGTGACATCCGAGAGCTGCTTGAAGCGCATGGCTGGGCGAAAATACGAACGGGCGACAATGAGCACTGGCGGCGGCCAGGGAAGGAACGCGGCACGTCCGCGACACTGAAAAACAGGACGTTCTATGTGTTCAGCTCAAACGCTCCTCCGTTCGAGCCCGAAACTGCTTATAAACCGTTCGCCGTTTACACCCTCCTTGAACACAACGGTGACTATGCCGCGGCCGCACGAGCTTTGAACGGCAAGGGCTACGGAGACCTACAATCGCAGGCCGGCGACGTCGTCGACCTTTCGCTGATCTTAGGCAATGGGCAGGACGAATTACCTCCGGAACCAGACAAGGAAGATCCGGGCTCACTGCCAGAAGAATTGCTGCGTGTGCCTGGCTTCATTTCAGAGGTCATGGATTACACGCTGGCGTACGCGCCGTTTCCCGATCACGCGCTTGCATTCGCCGGCGCCCTAGCACTTCAAGCCGCGCTCGCCGGTCGGAAGGTGAAAGCGCCTGGCGGCGCGCGTCCTTCGTTGTATCTGCTCGGCCTCGCATTCTCAGGCGTGGGCAAGAACTATCCCCGCGAAGTGAACCAGCGGATCATGACCGAGGCCGGAATCCTGCGACACCTTGGCGACACCTTTGGAAGCGGTGAGGGACTCGAGGATCGAATGATCAAGTGCCGCTCCATGCTCTACCAGACCGACGAGATTGACGCTGTCCTTCTCGGCATATCGAAGAGCAAGGACGGGCGTCAAGAGAAGATCATGCAGGTGCTGCTGAAGTTCTATAGTTCCTGCGGAAGTCTCTATCACGGTCGAGATCTGGCTGGAAAAGAGCCGGAGGTCATCGACCAGCCGAATCTTGTTCTCTATGGCACGGCCGTTCCCAAGCACTACTACGAATCGCTGTGCGACAAGATGCTGACGAACGGATTCCTGGCCCGCATGTTGGTGTTTGAGGCGGGTGAGCGAGGGGAAGGGCAGGAGCCTGACGAGCCGCCCATCCCGGAGCGTGTGCTGAACTCCGCACGCTGGTGGGCGAACCTCAGGCCAGGCGAAGGGAACATGTGTGACGAGCATCCGAAACCGCTCGTTGTGCCGTACGCGTCTGATGCAGCAAAGAAGCGTATGAGCGAGCTGCGGTCACTCGAAGTTCAGGAATACCGGGTCGCAAGGAAGGACGAAGATAATGTGGCTATGGGTATCTGGGCCCGTGCCGTGGAGAAGGCGCGCCGTCTCTCTCTGGTCTATGCGTGCAGCGAGGATGCCCTCAATCCGAAGATCACCCTGACAGCAGTCAATTGGGCGTGGACGGTCGTCGAACATCAGACGCGCAAGATGCTCTATCACCTCACGCAGCATTACTCCGAGAACGAGTTCGATGCTCGGTGCAAGAAGATGCTGAAGATCCTGACGGACTGGCGCGCCAAGAATGGTGACCGGTGGGCAGAGGCATGGCGGGTGGCAAGGCGCATGAAGATTTCAGTGCGAGACCTGGAAGAGGTGCGGGACGCTTTACTCGCACAGCAACGTATCGATTACACAGAAAAGAAGACGGGAGGCAGACCAACATGTTGCTATCGGGCAAGGTGAATAAGTACTTTTTGATCGTGCAAGAAGTCATGAGCCCGACTTTTTGCGCGTCAAATTGTCGCGATCAGAAAGTCAAAAAGTTGGAGGGTTCGGAGAGGGTAAGTTCAGTGTCTATACACATTAATAATACCTCTCACTACTTTTTGCTCTTTTTGATCCCCTATATCTCAAAACCCCTAATTCTGGCCTTTTGTGCGTACGTGCGCGAGGGGGGATCAAAAAGTGCAAGAGGTTCGACGGCACACAGAAAAAATGGTTCCTTCCCGGGATTTCCTGTCCCCAACGTGCGTGGGAACAGCCGCACTACACCACAGAGTTGGTTCCGTTGTCACGTACGGCAAACGCACGCGGGCCAACCCGTGCGCCCCCGTTCGATCCTCGGAGGTACGCGGCCAAGCGCTCGCCTCGACGTAGACAATCGCACGCGGGCGAACAGGTGGCACCCTGGTGGTGACCATCCACGTTTCCAGCGGAACCGGCCCACGGAAAAGGTCGGGAAATTTTCCCCACCTTTTCTGACGACACGGGCTATCGCCGCTCCTTGGCGGCCAAGGGCTCGACTTCAAACCAACTTTTCAACACGGGCGAACGCGTGGCGTCTGTGGCTATTCCCAAACGGAGGGGAGCGGTGAAGCCAACGACTGAACGGATCTCGACCAAGTGTCATGAGATTGAGGAACTGCTGGTCGCCAAGAACCGGGCCTATGGCGACTCCGCGCTGAATCCGCTTGGCATCTTCGCCAGCGGCGATGCCGAGGCCAGCATCTGTGCCCGTATCGATGACAAACTGGCCCGGGTCAGAAACTCACCCGGTGCATTCGGCGAAAACGAGGTCACCGACCTCATTGGTTGTTCTTTTACTACTCGTCCGAAAGGACAAAACCACAAGGGAGGACCGGTCATGAAGATCGAGATGCGGAAATTGGATGACGTCAAGCCATACGAGAAGAACCCAAGGCTCAACGACAAGGCAGTGGAAGCGGTAGCGAATTCCATTCGTGAATTCGGATTCCGGCAGCCAGTAGTCGTGGACGAACATGGCGTGATCGTTGTCGGCCACACCAGGTGGAAGGCGGCCAAGCAACTTGGCCTTGAGGAGATTCCTGTGCATGTCGCTTGCGACCTGACACCGGAGAAGGCGAAGGCCTATCGGTTGGCTGACAACAGAGCCGGCGAAAACGCTGAATGGGATTTCGAGCTCTTGCCTATTGAACTTAGCGATCTGCGAGAGCAGGACTTCGACCTCGACCTAATCGGCTTCAACTCCGAAGAGCTGGAAAAAATGTTAGGGGCCGGGATCCATGGTAACGGTGGCTTGACCGACGAGGACAATATCCCAGACCCGCCCGACGAAGCGGT